TCGCGGGCCGTGGACCACGCTTCGATTTCTTTGGGCCTTTCGGGCTTGCCGTCGCACCAGAATGAGAACTGGCAGTCCCAGCGCCGTGGGCCGCGGTCCTCCTTTACAACGTCGCAGACATTGTTGGGGAACACGGGGCTCACGACGCGGTTGACCACGACCTCGGCCACGGCGAGCTGTGCTACGACGGGCTCTCCGCGAGCTTCGTAGTAGACCGCCATGGCGAGGCACGTGATCGCGGTTATCATCAATGACCGATACCCCAAAGGATACCGCAGATGGCTCCGACGATAGCAGCAGTGACGAACATGTGATTTATCCTCCGTTTAGGTTGTGTGTCTTCTTGGTAGTATTCAGCATCAGGTACTGTTGGGTCAATATGGGAATTTCTACCAGACTTCATGGCTTCCTCTTCCAGCTTTTGGTAGTACACCTGTTCCTTGATTTTCCAGTTCATGATCTCATCCGTGCTCCATCTGTTCACGATCCGTGGGCCGCGGACATGCGGGCTTTTGACCTTACGTGGGGCGGGGAATGTCCCTTTCTCCACGCGCCGGTACACCGTATTACGTGAGATACCGGCTGCGGCGGCCGTTTCATTGATGTTGAGTAGTTTTTTCGGAAACAAGACGGTCAGGTTGTCTGCCATTTGTTTTAGGTTTTGCTCCTTCGTCATTTGTTTTCTCCGTCTGGTTGGTTAAATAAGTGTTCTAGTCCCGGAAGGTATGCGGTCTCCGGTTTCAACGCGAGAGTATTAAACTGCAAGCGTTCGGGTGGGGGCGCTAAGAAACCTCCCGGACCAATTTCTTCTGCGCCATATCCGGTATTCTGGAAAAGGTCGGCACAGTTTTCGGCGTCCTCGCGGGTCAGGCAGGGGCCCGCGTAGATCAGGTTGTCGAACCATGACTTACGGTCTGAAGCTTCGTCTCCCTTTCGGGCGACGGCAAACCACCAGTCTTTGTTTGAATCTTGGTATATGAAAGAAATCCTGTAGTCGCTCATTTCTATCTCCGTCGTTGGTGACGAAGGTAGGATATGAGAGGTTATAGGATTATGTCAAGCGCTATTGTAGGGAGGATGTGCCGGGATGGGACGATATGTCCGCGCTGTACGCATTGAAGGCTGCATTTGATATGCAGGACGACAGCATTCCCATGGCCGTCTGGGTATCCGGCGAAACGGCGATGAGGTGGGTCAACAGATGAGTAAGGGCGCCGCCCAAGGCAGCGCCCCTATCCAGCCCGATTTCGTCTAAGTCAGCGACGAGCTCGGCAGTCCGCTCCATGGCGTGAAAGAAATCCTCCGTCGCCTTCGCGGCCTCATCCGATGAGGATTCTTTGCCAAGCTTTCTCAAGAGCCTTAACCTTATGCTTTTTGTCTTCAGGCTCTAGACTACCATCATTTTCTATGTCCGTCATTTGCTCGTTGACTGCCGCATTGATGACTGCCACGGCATCGCGCCAAGGCAGATCTATGACTCGTTCTTTGGTTTCCATGTGTTCACCTCCGTGTACCATTTTCCACTCCTTGCTTCACAAACTTGTACGTTAACCCACTCGCCGGTTTGCTTTTCCAGCCAGTCGATCAGTTCCTGTCGCTTGATGCTCAGGTCGCACTTCACCCATGTAGGGGCCGCGTCGCGCGGTTTCTTGGCGATAAGGCCGTCCACAAAGACTTTTTCTGGTTTGTTTTCCATCTTTCCCTCAATAAGAAACCCCCGGTACGGGGGCAACCGAACCGGGGGCTTCAACCACGGAGAGCACTAGGTTTCCTACAACCCCAGCGCTGTCGCCATCATACACGAACATATGCGATAATCAAGCAATAATCGTGCGTCGATGTCAGGTTTTTGACCCGTCGGTGTCCCTAGCTACGCTCTTGTACCACTCGAATACGAGGCGGAGCTGGCCGCTGATTGTCCGGCCTTCGGATTTAGCCATCCCCTTGATCTCCTCGTACACCTCGCGGGGGACAAGGACAGATTTCCACTTCGTTGTGTCCATATTCATTCTCCTCGGCCCCCGTGATGTGAGATCATATACGAGAATATCGTAGCACGCAAGAAAAAACCCCGCCCGAAGGCGGGGAAAGTACAAGGGAGGCTTCGTGAACAATCAGCGGGCTTCTCCCCAAGATGGACCGATCTCAATGTCACATTTATTGGGAACTACAATAGGCGCCGCTGACTCCATAATTTCAGCGATTTTTCGAGCTTCGTCAACGTCTTTAACGGACATGGCCATCTCGTCATGTATCTGGATCATCGGCAGATGTCCTGCCTTACAGAGATCAACCATGGCCTTTTTCGTCATGTCCGCCGCGGAAGCCTGAATCAGACGATTCAAAGCCTTATAGGTAAAGGCTCTTTTGAGACGGGTCGTCGTCCCGTAGGTGTCGATGGCCTCCTTGAAGGGCAACGCCTTATTCATGGCGAAGGTGTCAGGCTCCCACAAATCGAACCGGCATTTGCGGCCGAGCAAGGACCGCAGAGAGCCGGATGAGGACTTGTCGTTCAGGTGGTTCATTACTCCAACCATTAGCCCTTTAACAAACGGTACGCGGTCGTGATATTGCTTAATCAGACTCTTGGCCTCGTCGAGCGGAATGTCGAGCTGTTCCGAAAGCTTTCCGACGCCCATCCCGTACATCATGCCAAGATTAATCGTCTTAGCTTGCTTCCTAGGGATGTTTGCCATCTCAGCGACCATGTCGTGGAAGTCGGTCTTAGGATCTTCGTTGTAGGCGGCCACAAATTCGTCCGCCCCGCGCAAAGGAACTTTTCGCATTTGCCCATACACATGCGCATAATGGACCAAGATCCGCGGTTCCTGCTGCGAGAAGTCTATGGACGCCCACTGATCTCCCTCTTCCGGCAGGAATAGACTGCGGATCATCGGCCCTAGTTCAGGATCGCGGGCCGGGATCTGTTGAAGGTTAGGGTTGGACATTGAGATGCGGCCGGAGACGGTTCCGCCGTCGTCAGATCGGATTTGATTGATATGGGAATGTATCCGGCCATCACGGTGGCAGTGCTTCATGATCGTGTTGATGAAGGTGCCGGATGTTTTGTTCAGATTCCGTGCTTCAACAATGCACTTAGCGAGCGGGTGCTCGTGCTCCTGCAAGAACATTTTGGTGAAGCTTGGTGCGCCCTTTTCGGTCTTTGGATAGTCGATGCTGAGGTGATCGAAAGCCTTCGCGATAGATTTAGCCGCCCAGATTTCAATGTCGGAGCCCGCGATCTTCTTAATCTCTTTAAGAACGTCCCGTTCCCGCTTGAGAAGGTTATCCCTCGTTCGCTCCACCCGGTCCGTGTCAACCCGAACGCCACGCCAAGTCATTTCGATAAGATATGGGAGCAGGTCGAGTTCAAGGTTAGCAATGGGCCACAAATCTTCTTTGGTAAGTTCGGTAGAGAAGAAATTCCAGAGTTAGAGTGCAAGTTCAGCGTCGGCCTCTGCGTATGGACCGACATACATAGCTGGCATCTTCCAGAGTTCAGCTTTTGGGTCGATACCAAACTCGCGAGCGGCCTGCTCTAGCGTCTTCTGAGATTTGGTGCGGTTCAGATAATCGTATGACAGCGCATTCAAGCTATAGCTAAAGCGGTTCTCATTTATAAGCGCGGCTATCAGCATCGTGTCGATGATGCGACCGTTGAGCTGAAAGCCCATACGTTTGATCCAGCCCGCGTCGTACTGCGCGTTGTGCATGATCTTGTCAGCCGGACACTCGAAGACCTTCTTTAGCCAACGGTTGACGACTTTCTCGTCGAGATTACCGCCCCCGGCGTGGCGGATCGGGATGTAACAAGACCAGCCGTCAACTGCGATAGCGTACCCCACAACCTCGCCGTTTCCCGTAGCCCAACCCGGACCGTTCTTGCGCAGGTCCGGGTCGCGCGTTTCGACGTCTATGGCGATTTTTGTCGCGGACGTGATGTCGGGAAGTTCGAGCGGCGGTATCCACTCGCTTTTCGGCGTGAAAAATGTCATCTGTAGAGACAATTACTTACTCCCAATCGTGGCATCTTTTGGAGACATCTCTCCGCCCAATGCGCTATACCCAGCTTTGTCAATCCACGAGTCCTCGTGATCTATGGACTGAAGAAGGCGGGCGGTCTTCACCCAGTCCATCATAAGCGCGACATGGGATGGGCAGATTTCTCCCTGCTTTTCAATCGCGGCCTTGGCTATCAAATCCCATCCCACCGCAATGCGGCGGTGATTTTCGTAAGCATCCCCATAATCCTTCGCGCGGTCACCGTTGATTAAAGCCTCCGCGCTTTTTAGAATTTCACTTCTCTGCATTCCGGCGACCCCCATCAAAGTTTGCGAAGCCGTCAAAGACCATTTCTTTTAAATCTGCGTCCCACACAAATTTGGCGCATGGGACTAGGTCATCAGGGACGCTCGGATGTATCACAACGTTGCCGAATAGCGTCTGCCGCATCTCGTCAAACTCTTGTATTGTAATCTTTTTATTCACAGCTCGTAACTCCTTGTCGCATCTTCAGGCTCTACCAAGTAAAGATTTTCTTTGGTCCGTGTGACTCCAACATAGAACACACGATGCATATCGTCAGGATTTGATTGCATCGACATGTCCGCCGCTGGGCTGAGGGCCGTGAACAACACGACGTTGTCCGCCTCACCGCCCTTGGCTCCGTGGATCGTGGACGCCGTGATACGGGGCACGCCGTTGAACTTCTCTCCTCGGCGCAAAAGCGCCGTGACGTAGGCCCGGTCCGTTTCGGGCAGCTTGTCCATGGCTTCTGACCAGATCATGTTGGTATCGACCAGCAGGCCGTGGTTCATGACCAATGCTTCCATGTCCACGAAGTCTGTGTCTTCGAGACCGGGCAGCTTCTTGAAGCCTCGCGCTACGTGGGTACCCGTTGACATGTAGCTGTAGATGATCCGCGCGACGCGGGCCTCGATCTCTTGTCCCTTGCGGAGTTTCTCCCAGCCGTTTACGGCATCGCTTACTTTTTCGCTGATGGACCGTGAGCCGCGGTAGTTGAATAGGTATCCGTTCGACCTGAGTTCTGAAGCGATGGGCTGGAGCATATACCCGGCCTGACTGAGGATGAGCCAAGAGCCGCGGGACATGTCGAGTTCATCAATGCCGTAGATGCGAGCAATTTTTCCGGGGGTATCTCTCGGTTCGTAGCGCTTAGGGAACCTCCGGCGGATACGATTTACGACGCCCTCTGCTAGATAATGGACTGATTTCGGGACGCGGTAGGACTGGGATAGGGTTTCGGCCCCACCCGGTAGGTTGATGAAGTGATCTACGTCCGCACCGGCCCAGCGGTAGATAGCTTGGTCGTCGTCCCCGGCGCAATACATGCGGTTGGAATGTTCGTCTAGGATATGCGCGATGTCCCACTGTAGAGGGCTAAGGTCTTGGGCCTCGTCTAGGAAAACGAGGTCGAAGTGTGGGCAGCACAGATGCGCCTGCGCCACAAACTGCTCCAGCATGTCTGTGAAGTCGTACAGGTTCATCGCCTTCTTGTATTCCCGCAGGCTCTTATCGACGTAGTTAACGGTCGTCCAGCTCTCAGAGATAGAGCTTTCGTTGTACTGCTCACGGAGCGGTACCTTGCGTAGGCGGGCTAAGTTTATCAGGCCCAAGATCGGATCATTGTTGTTCACCATTGAGGGAAGGTCATCATCGATGGCTACGTTCTGTGTGATACCGACGTTGATTTTTATTACTTCGCTCAGTTCCCGGTAGTTCTCCACCCGCATGATCTGGTCAGTCTTGATGTCCGTCAGGTTGAGGGCGAGGCTGTGCAGAGTCCTGAAATAGAACAGGTCTTTCTTTGGGTCGAGCGAGAACCTGACGCAGGC